AAGTATAGTGCTAGAAATGTTTTACCAGTTCCGGCTATACCATGTAACATTAAGTTTTGACCTTCATCCCACGACTCAAAGGCTAAAGCCTGATTATCAGTCATTGGAGCAATATCGCTCTTAACTGTAAATCCTGATGAAAGTTGATTATCTGTGTCTAATATTCCCTGTTGTCTTAGTACTCGTCTTTGCCTTTTAGTTAGTCTTTCTTGTTGTTGTGCAGGCATTAATAAATCCTTATCTGGTTTCTATTGTAGACCCCGGCTTGTTCTTCTTGATTGATTTAAGTAAGTCGTTAAAGCCTTCGTCTGTTTTTCGGACACCCAAACGCATAGCGTCACCCAAAGCAGGCGCATGAATAATTTTCTTCATATGGGGGTTGTCTAGTTCGAATTGTTCCATTGTAGAGATAGACATAAAGTGGTCAGTCACTTCACCAGTTTCTTCATTTTTGTATTGATATATAGGCATTCTAAATTCTCCGATTTATAAAAAAAGAGAGCAATACTAGATTGCTCTCAAACGTCACATCTACCATAATGATATTTATATCAAATGAAGCCCTTACGAGAGCATTTCATAGATTTCTTTCCAACTTTCTACTGCGGGGATTGCATCGTTAGTGTAATCGTTTTGATGGTCATGCTTCATCAGTACAGCACTCATTCCTAAACGATCACCCAACTCAGCGTTCTTAATCTTATCTTCGACCCAGACACAACCACTATCAAGATAAGGAAGAAGTGCATCGTCTTTGTCAGCACCAGTGTCAAGACATTGAATCTTCTCAAACGCTGTTTCACCGAACAGGTTGCTCAAGTTTTGTTCTCTCAACTTGTTGGCGTGACGATCAAGAGTCATACTAGTGACACAGTGAAAGACATAACCTAACTCTTCGTGAATCTTGCGAACATACTTCACAGCATCTCGAAGAGGCGGTAAGCAACACATCGTTGCGCTCTCGTTAAAATGGCGAATCAACTTTTTCATCTCTGGCTTTTCCATCTCGTAAGATTTAGCCATAGAATACTCAACATCGTTCTTAACTTCATAACCCTTCTCTTTCATCCAGAGTTTGAAGCTATGTTCCCAATCAAGGAGAACACCATCACAATCAACTACTATTATCTTGTTATTCAATTTACTTCCTTATCATCAAAATACAGAGTATTATAACATAGATCGCTGACTAAAGTCAAGGGTTTTATGCTACGAATTGATCACCTGGGTTCCATGAACAACCAGTTAGACCGCCTGCTTGTAGTGCTTTCAGAGTACGAAGTATCTCTTTGGCATTACGACCAGTGTCTAGTGCGTTCACAGAAACGTGTTGAATTACACCAACTTCGTCTAGAATGAATGTTGCACGATAGGCAACTTGTTCAGAGTGTTCTTTAACACCGCAATCTCTTGCGAGTCTTAGACCACAGTCTGCGAGTAGTGTGTGTTGGATATTACCGATTAGATCGTTGTCTTTCTTCCATGCGAGTTTGCAGAACTCATTATCACCGCTAATACCAAGTACATTAGCGTGTGCTGTTAGTTCGTCAAATGCCGCAATCTCAGTCGGACAGATAAAGGTAAAGTCTTTCGGATAGAAGTACACAACAGACCATTTGCCAATTAAGTTAGTATTATTAACTTTCTCGAACTCGTTGTCTTTGTTTACGCCAGTCAATTCAAAGTCTGGGAACATTTCCCCTACTGCTGTTATCATATTAAATCTCCATAATATATGTTGTGTTTAGAAAGAATCTCGGTTCTTTCGCTTTTGCTTTCTCGCTTCTTGAATCTTTGCTTTACGCTTATCGTATCGCTTCGAGTCCTTTTTACTATCAAAGTCCTCATCCATCCACTCTCGAAACTTTTTACTTTTGTTTTTACCCATACTATCTTACCTTACCTTATGATACTGGTGCTTCTGATTTCTTAGGTCTACCACGACCACGCTTCACTGGAATGGCTTCAACTATAGAGCCCGGAAATGCTTGGTTAATAACTTCAGGTGAAAGATCAGGATATGGCTCTTTAGCAATAGTTTTTATCACTAATTGAGCATCATGTTCATCAATAGACTCTAGCATTTGAATAAACAATGCTTCTTTTCTCACTCTACTCAAACCTTTACCATCTTGTCTCTGCTCGACAAAGTATGGCATCTTTCGCATTTCACGATACAATAGCCCATGAGACTCCCGTATATCTGAAGGAGTATATGGTGGTGGAGTAGAAGGCAAATCAAAAGTCCATCGTGCATCACACATCAATGCAAGAATATCTCGTAACTGCTCACTGTCATGCCTCTTTAGTATCGCAACTTTTTCTTCAACTGTTTCAGCTTTTCGGGCAGTGTTAACAATCTCTGCCAGAGATAATGTAGTCATTTTAAAACTCCGTTATACATTCCATTAAATTTCTTAGTTTATTTTTGATAAAGTAGTTCAGCAATTGACTACGATCTTTTCCATTCTCTTCGTGCCAAATAGAAAGTATTTCTTCTTTCATACCTTTAGGTACTTCAGTCAAGTCAATCAATGCTTTGTTACGCATATAGTTACGTTTTACTTCACCATCCATGTTATTTATATCAGCCCATTCAGCGAGTCGCTTTTGCGTTATTGGGCGTTGTCTTATACCCATAACGAAAGCATTATCAACAGATAAGACATTTGGTATGCCATCACCCGCATCACCCTTGATGATATGTTCAGCAAGATATTTCTCTGGATTTGCGTTAGAAATCCATCGCTTTCTCACAGGGTCATACTGCTTTACGTTTGCATATTTATGCAATTGTATGTAATCTTTGTCGCCTGATAGGATTAGAATAGGCTCACCCATATTCAACTCAGTGCCTTCTTCGTGAGTGATAACACCAATAATATCATCTGCTTCACAGGTTTCTATCTGAATGACTTTATATGGAAAGAACGTCTTCAGTTCATCACGAATAGCATTCAATGCAGTAAAGATAGCATTCCAATCCATCTCAGACTTATCTCTAGTCTTCTTACGATTAGCCTTATAGTATGGATATATCTGTCTGCGCCAATAATTAGTATCGTCACAGCAGATAACAAGTTCACCAAACTCGGTAGTGAACTTCTTACGATTTGCTCGTAATGTGTTTAATATCATATGCCTGAGCATACTTACGTCAATCTCTGCGTTCTGATGATTACCAATCTGCATCATCATATTCGCAATCATGACCTGGTTCATATCAACCAATATCATCATCTATCTCCTAACTTAATTTAGTATTGTCTACTATAACATAAGTTAATAGTGTTTGTCAAGGCAATCTTCATTGTTTTTCCCAAGTCTGTTCAGAAGTCAACTTAAAACTACCGATGTGTATCTGACTTTTCCAAGTTTCTGGCTCAATCATACTAATAAACAGACCATCTTTGCTATCATATAAGTGATAGACTTCTCCAACAACTGGTACAATATTACATCTTGCGTTGTACATTAATGCAGTATCTTCAGCCAGTTCTACTAGTTTAAAGTATTCTTCTTTCAATGCTTCGAACTTTGTCTCAAGTTGATGCGTTGCGCTGATACCTCGCTCCTTACTCACACTCAAAACATCTGGAACTGTGAAAGCAGGCGCACCAACATTCGTTGGATACGACACAAGTGCTGGCGCATCAACTACATTGTCGGGTTTAGTCTTCCCAGTCTCCGAGTTCTTCATAATATTCTTCCATATCTGCTATGAAATTTTCAAATAGTTCTTCTATTTGAACGCCACTTTCTTTTTGAACGTCTTCGAATACAGTGTTTGCAAAAGTCTGAAATGGGTATTCTTTACCCTTTGCTCTCCACATCAAAGCCTTCGTTGCTTCAATGATTGTCAGTATGTCGAGCATCGATCTCGGGTCTTTTTCAACATCAACACCAAACCCCTTTAAACCCCAAACTGTTTCTCGGGCGTTTAATGTAGAATAAAAGTCTATAAATTCTTCATCAGTTTTAAATATATCTTCTGCGTTTTTTTCTTCTATTCGTTTTCTTTTTTCAAATGCTTTGTTGAAGTCGATTACATTATCATCGCTCACTTGTTCACCTTTAGAATAACTGTATCAGCGTTTATTCTACCATCAGTGGGTTTCTGTGCAGTCTTAACTGCTTTGAGTGCTTTCAATGCTCTCAACTTTGTCACCTTGTTGATCGAATCGATCGTTTCTTGTGGTTTACGCAACTTCTTCTTGAACGACAACTCTTCATCATAGTTCTTGATTGACGTACCTTTCACGATAAACCCATCGTTGTTGTTTGTCACTAGATACTTGATAACTCTCGTCTTAGTGTTAAACAGATAGACTTCAGTAGCACCAACAATGTATGCGGGACTTGTACTGGTTATCTTATAATCAGCAGACTCTTTTTGATAGATCACTTTCTCGACTTGCTTCGTTGCAGGTGTTGCTTTCTTAGCACGAGGTTTGCGTGTTGCTTTTTTACTCAACACATACTTCTCGCCATCAGACACAAACGAACTAATTAATTTGTAAAGTTTCTTCTGCTCTGAAAGAGACAGATGATTGTAGCCTTCGACAAGATAGTCCACTTTGTCTTCGACTAACTCTTTTAACTCTTGCTCAACTTCTTTATAGTGTGTGACTATATCACGAGCAGATTGAGTTGCGGCATTGATAGCCTTGAGGTGAGTATATAAAGAGAACTTAGCATCAAGAACACCATCAAGGTGATCATCAATAAAACCTTCGATGTCGCCAATGATGACATTCGTTTTCTCTTTAAGTAACTCAGCAGGGTTCTTTCTTTTGACTTCGACAGTAGTATCTTCTTCCACCACTTCAGTCTTTAGTTCGATATTGCGTCTTCCATGACTCAATATCTCTTCTAAGCTATCGCTTATAAAGTCAATAGCAGACTGTTCGAGTTCTGCGCCCATCATTTGCATCTTCATCAGACCCGCTAATGTTGCAGACACTCTCCAGTCTTCACTTGCTTTGAATGTTTTTAGATCACTAGGGCGATTTGCCTTTATCCATTCTATAGACCACGAGACATAAGACTTCTTCTCGTAGAAGTACCCATAGTGACGCAAAGTTTCGAGTACACTATTTCTATAGTCTTCGGGCTTGACTGCTGACCAGTCAATAGTCTCTCGACCAATGTTAGCTTCTTCAGCCAACTTGGCGGCATTGCCTCTACGAGGTATCGCTCTTTTCTTAGCCTT